GGTTAGCAAGATGGACTCAGATATTATCGTTGTAGACGAAATTGAGAAGGGTGATTTTTTACCCTGGCTCTGACAAGGACAGTCAAGTAAATCCTGAGCCTTCCGCTCTCCCTGTCGTTGAAAACGAAGTTTCAAATTCAAGCACAGTAAAGGCTGTAGAAGTTGAAATTGAAGATGAAAACGAAGATGGTATGAACGAGGAAGAAGACAAGAAGAAGGAAGAAGATATGGCAACTGATATGGAAGATGAGACAAGCACAATGAAGGATGCTGCTAGTGATGGAGCAGCGGGTGCAGCGGCGTCTGTAAATTCCAAGAAGGAACCAGTTGTAAAGACAGAAGAAGCCGAAGCAGCAAAGGCTATCGATGGAATTAATAATCTTCTTACATCTGCTCTTTCCAGTCTTGCTGAAACAGTAAAGGCTCTTGATGCCAAGATTGAAGGCATTAACAAGGCAGTTGCTGGAATTTCTGGCGAAGTAGAGGGTGTAAAAGAAAGTTTCGGAAAGCGTGTAGACGCAGTTGAGAAAGATACTGCTTTCCGTAAGTCTGCTGATCTTGGCGAGATCTTGCAGGAACAGCCAGTACAAATCATGGAGAAATCCATGTGGGGCGGTCGTTTCCTCACAAATGCCGACCTATAATAACTAAGAAAGTAACACAGGAGGTGAAAGTCAATGGCAGAAGAAATCTTGAAGAACCAACCAAGTGGTAACGGTGAATATGGTGATCCAAACCCAGGTCTATACCAGGGTCAGGGTGCTGTAGCAAACCTAGGTATCGGAGGTGTTCCAGGTGTTGAAGGAGGAGATCCTTGGGGTACACCAGGAAACATTCCTCAGGCTAACTATGGAAGCACAGAAGGACCAAACGCTGTTAACCCAGTTGGTGTCCCAGGAGGTATTCTAAATCCCGAACAGGCTCGTCGTTTTATCGACTATGTTTGGGACGCAACAGTTCTCGCCCAGGACGGTCGTAGAGTTACAATGCGTGCAAACACGATTGAACTTGAGAAGGTCAACGTAGGAGAGCGTGTAATTCGTGCAGCGAATCAGGCTCTTGGCGAGTACGAAAATGCTGGTGCAACATTCACAAAGGTAGAACTTACCACAAAGAAGATCCGTCTTGACTGGGAGGTTTCAACAGAGGCACTTGAAGATAATATCGAAGGTTCCGCTCTTGAAGACCACCTAGTTCGTTTGATGACAAACGCTTTTGGTAATGACCTTGAGGATCTTGCTATCAATGGTGACGGCGGTATGGACCCATTCCTTGGAATCATGGAAGGTTTCGTTCCCCAGGTTTTGACAACTGGTGATGCACACGAAGCAGTAGCAGATGTTACAGACGGCTGGACTCCAGCAGTTATGCAGCAACTTATCTACGCTCTTCCACGCAAGTACCGTGCAATTAAGTCAGGTCTAAAGTTCTACGCAGGAACTGACACATTTGCAAACATTGTTGCAAGAAACGGTACACTAGGTGATGCAATTGCGGAAGCATTCCATACACAGGATTACCGCAACGCTTACCTAGGTGGTGCAGACCAGACATTTGGTGGCGCTCGTACCACTCGTGTTCTCGGAATCAACGTGCAGGAAGTACCTTACTACCCTGCTGATTACGCTGATCTAACATTCCCACAGAACCGTGTATGGGGATTCCAGCGTGATATCACAGTAAACCGTGAATACAAGCCAAAGAAGGACACAATTGAATACACAGTATTCGTCCGTTTTGGTATTCAATGGGAAGAACTTGATGCAGTTGCTTTCGCAGATGCTGCAGAAGAAGAATAATCGCTGGAAGCCCCATACACGGTTCTGTGGGAATGTCAAATCGACATATCCTGCAGGGTAGTAAGGAACTTCTTGTACATCAATTCCGAGAACACGAGTTGTACGTGCTCCACCGAATGTCTGTGCAGTTCCATCAAGGTATGCTTGACGGTTCTGTGCTGTACCAGCAGGTACTGAAGAAAATGCTTCAGCAATTGCGTCTGCTAGAGTACCATTGTACTTAACAATTCCTTGGAATGCATCAGTACCAGCATAGAACTTAAGATTGCTCTTAAGTGCACGGTACTTGCGTGGCATAGCCAAGATAATGTTTTGCATAACATTTGTGTTCCAAGCATTATCTGCAACTGTAACAACTGACTCATGTGCGCCAGAAGAGTTTGCAGTAACTTTGCTTACGAAACCTTCCATGATACCAAGGAATGCTCCGTCATCAGAGTCTCCTGTACCATTAATAGCAAGATCTTCAATATCATTTGCGAATGCATTGGTCATCAAGCGAACTAGATGATCTTCAAGTGCACCACCTTCAATATTGTCTTCAAGTGCTTCAGTTGATACTTCCCAATCTAGACGAATCTTCTTTGTAGAAAGTTCGACCTTTGTGAAAGTAGCACCCGCATTTGTGTAATCGTAAGAAGCCTGTGCTGCTGCACGGATAACACGCTCACCAACATTAACCTTTTCAAGTTCGATGGTGTTCGCTCTCATTGTAACTCTACGACCGTCTTGGGCGAGAACTGTTGCATCCCACACATAGTCGATGAATCTACGAGCCTGCTCAGGTAGAAGAATTCCACCTGCTGTACCTACTGGATTAACGGCATTAGATCCACTTGTTGAACCCATGTTAGCAGTAGGGATATTGCCAAGAGAACCGTATCCGTTAGGAATAGCGGCACCTGCTTCAGAACCAGAAGCGAATGATCCTTCGCCGTTTAGTGGTCCTGGTGGAGTTGCTGAACCTGGATAGTTCTTAACAATCTCTGTATTTTGTTCCGACATTATTTCACCTCCTAGTGATTTTCTGCTTAATTAAATAAGTCGGCAGTTTTGAGGAAACGACCGCCCCATAGGGATTTTTGAATCTGAGTTGTTTCAGATTCCTGCACGATCTCGCCTAGATCGCCAGACTTGCGGAAAGCAGTATCGGCTTCAACCTGATCTACTCGCTTTCCAAACTCATTAAATGCACCTTCAACTTGACTTACAACTGATGCAACTTGATTCTTTACATTAGTCATATCAGCATTTGTATTTGAAAGTGATTTTGTTAGTTCAGTAACTTGGTCACTGATTGACTTAACAGTTGCTGTTAAATCTCCAAAGGCATTAGCAAGAGATTCTTTGATCTCTGTAACGGCTTGTGCGACAGCCTCCTCAGACTTTTTGACATCAACGATTTCTTCAACTTCAGTTGCATCTGAATCATTCTTTGGTGTTTCACCAACAGTTTGATCAGATTCTGCAATTGAGCCTTCTAGAGTCTTTTCGTCTGATTCTAATTGTGTCTCTGGAGCATCTGCAACAACGGATTCTGCAGGTGCGTCAAGTGTTGTTGTTTCAACTTTCACATCTTCAACTGCAATATTTGTATCTTCTGTCATTGTTTTGTCCTCCTTAGTCATCTTAATTGTTCTAATGCCTTTTGCACTATCAACTAAGAATTTTATTGTTTCTGTACTATCGTCATTCTTTTCAATAAAACCAATGTTTGCCATTGTCTTACTGCATGATGG